GAACGTTAACATGCTAGCGTTCTCACAAGGAGATCAGATAGTTGTCGATGGAACAGTCTTAACCATTCAAATTGTTTTTAGCGCAACCATTGTACAGGTAGCAGGGGCTTTTACAACTACACTACCAACTCCAATACGTTTTACTGAGCCAGCTTCTGCATATAAATCTACGAGCAATAGTATTGCAACATACGAGTGGGCACTATCTGATAGTGCAACATACCCAGGACACACTTCAACCGGCTACCAAGATATATCAACACTGAATACGGATATAATTCCGAACAATCAGACCTGGTATATCCATCTTAGAGCTACTGTTATTGCTACTTTTCCTAGTGGAGTTATCCGGTATTATCATGAATCTGAAACAATAAACACAACGCCGTATGTTGCACCAACCGATGATTGTGTTGGCCTAGCATGTGCCGACCCTTTTAGTGTTGGTGGCGGTGCTGTGATTGAAGTTGATACTTCAGCAAACCCAACAAATATATTTAATCCATATGCTCAAAATAAATCAGTAAATTTATATAAGCAACTTAATAATATAGTGAGTGATTTGTTCGGACATCAAGTTAATTACTTTAGAACAGAGCCCCATGGCAGAACAAAAGATGTCACATTGATGGAATATTCCCTGTTCAGTGTAGCTGCTAATCAAAATGTAAAGATTTTAGTGCCAGACAACGAATTCCCATCTGAAGCAAATACATTTGATATTTTTGGAATGGAATTTGCAGAATTTGAGGTGCATATTGTACATGAAAAATTTAAAGATGCTTTCGGTACTGGCGTAAGACCTAGAGCTAAAGATTATATGTTCATACCGATTATAAATAAAATGTATGAGGTAAGTTCTGTAAGTATTGCTGATGAGTTTAACTCCACGAGGTCTTATTGGAGAGTTATGTTGACCAAATATCAAGATAGAAGCTCGGTTATTAAGGGAGGATATGATAATGCAACTGATACTTTAATTACTGGAATTGAAGAGGTCTTTGGCGAAGAAATCAAAGATGAACAAACAAAAGATACAAACCCAGTACAGTTTCAGGTAATTTCTAATGTCTTAGAAGATGGCCAAAGAACTTATATTGATCCGAAACTTGTTATTAAGGACGAGGCTATCGTAAATAACTTCTTGACAGTTTCTAACAATCACTATGACTTAAGCAATCTTACATTAAATACACCAGCGCTTAAGTATAATAAAAAATCAAACATGATAACAAATGGTCAGCTTGCTGTTACGGCATGGATTAGACCAACTTTTGAAATAACCGACACTACAGCATACGTTATTCTTAATTCGACAGGGAAATTAAGAATAAGGATAAGTACACTTCTTATCTCTGTAGAATTTAATGGATTCACTCACTCATTTACGCACGGCACAAGCATGTCTAAGGATAAATGGTTTGGAGTTATTGTAAATGTCAAGAATAACACAGGAACTATTGAGGCTACATTATACAGTTTAAGTAATGCTAGTCATATAACAACGTTCGGTCAAGAATACACCGGATCTTTAGCTATGAGCAATGGAGTGCAGACATGGTCTGATGGTACTGAATATGAGTTACAAGGAGGTAAATTAAACGTAAGTAATATTAGAATATTTGATAAAGCCATAGAATCAACAGAGTTTGAAAATATGTTAAATCAATACGTGGTTCACGATAATCAACATGCATTACTTATTGATAATGCTATTCCATCGTTAGGGTACCAGAAGTTCAAGAATGCTAGATAGCATAATTGGGATATATACTCTATAAACAAATAATTTATGTCAGAAGAAAAGAAATCAATTAAAGACCAGGCAGAAGACATCCGTCGAGACCTTGATAGTTTAATTGGAAATGATACAGAATCAATCGAAGAGATGGTTGATACCGATCCAATGCTACCGGCAAAGGAAAGAGAAATACTACCATCATTCAAAGAGTTGAAAATTACCTCAACTAAAAAAGCCAAGAAGACTATTACAGCTCTTATGAAGTTTTATTTAGATGAGGAGATTATTGAACGTGATGAATATATCCAATCCAAAAAGGCTATCGATGAAATGACAATGGCTTCTCTAGTTTACCAGCTTAATGCTGGTGAAAGAGCTCTAACAATCCTACTTGAAACTATAGAAGGCGGAGAGATTGCACCAAGAATGTTTGAGGTGCTTGCTACTCTTCAAAAGTCTATGCTTGATATTATTAAGTCACAGACAATGTATTTGATGGCAACTGAAGAGTCTACTAAGAGAATCGCAAGAGATATTGAGATTTACAGTAAGAAAGATAATGTTAAAACTATCAAAGAGGCTGGAGGAGATAATGGTGATGGTAATACAATGAGAGGTTCTAAAGACTTGATGAGGTTGATTAGAGATGGTATAAATACAGATGAGGTTGAAGATGTCGATGCCTCAGATATTGAAGAAACAAAAGAATAATGTCAGATTTCATAAGCGATAATAAATGGATTCCAAAGGAGGAGTCGACTGCATCAAGCGAAAGATTGGTTTGGTCGACTAAAAATGTGAATGATTTATTAGTAGCAATGGACAAGGGTTATAAGCCCCAGGTCAAAATGCCGTTTTATGAAGGTAAACAAAACCTACGCAAGGGTAATATAGTATTTGAATATACTGACAATGAAATCACTGAGATAGCTAAGTGTGCTAAAGATATTGTATACTTTGCAGAGACCTATGCTGTTGTAATGACTGATGAGGGAGTTCAAAAGGTTAAGATGAGAGATTATCAAAAAGATCTTTTAAGAAGCTTTCAAGAGAATAGATTTAATGTAGTTGTAGCAGCAAGACAGATGGGTAAAACAGTTACCGCATCTATTTTCAATGCATGGTATATGCTATTCAATTATGATAAAACAACATTGCTTTTAGCGAATAAAGCTGAAACTACAAAAGAAATCATAGATAAGGCTAAGGTTGTAATGGAGAATCTTCCATTCTTTATGAAGCCAGGTATCTTGAAATATGATGTAATGTCAATGAGAGCTGATAATGGCTGTAGACTTGTAGGTCAATCAACCACAGCAAAGGCTGGTATTGGTTTTACAATTCATAATTTATATCTTGATGAGTTTGCCCACGTGCATCCAACAATTGTAGATAGTTTCTATGAGAATGTTTATCCAACCCTGTCATCTTCTAATGTTTCAAGAATTAATATTACCTCAACTCAGAATGGTTTTAATAAGTTTCATGAAATTTATAGTAATGCAGTAAAAGGTAACAATGAATATATACCGACTAGAATAGAATGGTGGCAGCATCCAGATAGGGATGATGCATGGTATAAGAGAGAATTAGCAAACCTAGGTTCAGAAGAGGCATTTAACAGGCAATATGGTAATGAGTTTTCAGTTGTATCGTCATTGCTTTTAAATCCAATTTCTTTAAAGAATTTCAGAAAGGGTATGGATGTCTATGATTGGCAAGACCTAGATGATTTTTCAAATATACATGCAGAAACTGAAGGATTCCTTGGTTTTAAAAAAGGGTTTGACACTGAAGACGCTAAGGATAGTAAAAGATATTGGCTGTTTTCAGTAGATATTGCTGAAGGTTCTGGTGGTGACTATTCAATCATAAATGTTTTTGAAGTATTACCACAAGCACATGAGGATATTAAAAACTCAATAAACCCAGGTGCTATGTATGACTTCTTTAGATTAGAACAAATCGCATTATTTAGAAGCAATGAACACACTATTGAAGATTTCTCTAAGATTCTATATACACTAGCACTTGAGGTTTTTCATGGTGAAAATGTAAAGATGGTGATAGAGTACAATACCTATGGTAGTATCTTACTAAAATACATGAGCACCATATTCCCTTCTAGAAATGATTTTGAGGATGAGATGGTTTTAAGGTTTAAACATAGACATGATTCTAAGGTACTTAAACCAGGTCTTAAACTTAATTCAGTAAATAAATCAGTGTTCTGTCAAAACTTTAAAAAACTGGTAGAACATAACAGGATTTCATTAAATGAGTTTGAAACAGTAACAGAGGCATCAGTATTTGGTTCTGTTAAGAATGGTTCCTATGGAGCCCAGCTAGGACATGATGATATTATAATGTCTGCAGTAAATAGTACAGAATTCTTTAATACAACAGCGTACGCTGACTTTGTTGAAGAATTATTAGATTATATACCTACAGAAACTGTTCATGTAATGGAAGAGGTACTATATAGAGATAATACTGATGCTGGTGATCTACAATATGATATTTACGACATTATATAGAAAAATCACATGAATGAACGAGATATATAACTAAAGAAAAAATAAATTATTAAATTATGGCAATTAGTCCTCAATTAAGACAATTTAAGAGTTCAGGTGTTTACCGCTTGGAATTCGACAAATCACAAACTTCAAATATTAACATAAGCACGTTAAGATTGTTGGTAGGCCACTCTAAGAAGGGTCCTTTCAACTCACCAACTCTTATTGAAAATGCAGAAGATTTTAAAAACGTATATGGCGACATCGATAAGTCACTAGAGAAAAAGGGAATGTTTTTCCACAGATCTTGTTTAGCTGCATTATCAAGAGGTCCAATCTTAGCGCTAAGCTTAAAAAACTTTACTGCAAACGATAAGGCAAATCTAATAAAGCCAAGTACTGCTGCAAATTATTCCAAACCCGAGAACTTAACAAGTGGCATTCTCATAGCGGATACTGCATATACTGCCTTTCACAATATTGATAAATTCATGACACCTAGTGATGAATCGTTGCTATTAATAAGTGGTGCAACAGCAAATAACAACATAATTGCATTAACAAACTTAAAAACTGCACCAATAACAGTTGTTATTAGAACTGCAGAGAATATTGATGGTTTTGAGATTACAGCAGACGAATGGTATGGTACTGGAAATGTTCCAGCATACCTACATGATAAAGATTATCTATCAGACTTTTTGATTGATGTATTTGTATTTAAGGGTAAATTTGATCATGTAGCGCTACAAAACGATTCTACTTATGGAAATTACTTTGATGCTAATGGCTTAATTAAAGCTAAATTAGACGCATTTTCCAATCTAAGGACAGTTACTACACTTGCTAAATATACCGGGTCTTTACTTCCTGGATTTAAAGATATGGAGGGTAGAGGTTTATACATTGAATCTATGATTAATGCAGAGGCTAGAAGAACTGGTCTATTCTGTGCAGTTGATGAGGATAAAGTACTTCATGAAAGTGTCAAATATTTAGATTTTATTGGACATACCCTTCAACCAACAGGACAAGACTGGAACACCTCGGTACTTTCATACCCACCAAAAAGGAGGCTCAAGGATGTAGTTGGTGATATTGTTGAAAACTCTCAAGCTATTACAGGAAATCAATTTGTAATTAAATATCTCAAAACAGATGCTATTGACTACCCATCAACATTCTTTCAAAAAGGAGATTACTTACATGCATTGGAAGCTAATAGATTTGCAAAAGTTTTACAAGTTCAACATGACAATGCCGCTTCAGGAAATCGAACATATACTATTAAAACCGACTGCCCAATAGACCCAGCAATATACGATCAAGACGAGTCCACCACAAAAACAGCTGCAGTTGCTGCTGTTAAGATATTAACTTTTACTGGTCCTCTTGTTTCTAGTAACACTATTGTACCTACGGTTAACACTGTTGCAGGATCTACTATAACATTCGGTACTAGCAATGATGCAACTTTAGCTGCTATTGCAACTGAAATTGCTACAAATACTGATGTAGCTACTGCTTCCGTTAATCTTATTAAAACATTAACTTTCGATAATCCTTTAGTTACTGGTGACTCTGTAATCGTTACTGTTAACAGTGTGGCTTTAACTCTTGATACATTCGCTACTACCAATGATGCTCTACTTACTGCTATTGCAACTAAAATTGCTTTAAATACTGGTGTTACATCTGCCGTTGTTACTTCTATAGGTTCTACAGCTGAAGATGACAGAGTTATTGTCATAACAGGAGCAAATGGCGGTGCTTTAGCTGTTTCAGCTGCTGTTACTTCAACTGGAGCTGGAGACGCAGCTGCTACTCTTTCTGATGTTGTAACAGATGATAGAGCTATTGTTATAACTGCTCAAACTGCGGGTACTGATATAGATGTTTCTGTGGTTGTTGCCGATGGTGGTTCTCAAGCAACTGCTGCATTAACTACAGCTACTGCTAACGTAGTAGCAAGTGATTCAGCATCAAATCTACTACAATATCTAGTTCCATTCGAAAGAGAAGCAACAGCATATGTTCCATTCTATATAGACGCTGCTACAATTACTACAACGTCAGTTTCTGACTGCGTTTCTCAATTATCAGCTACTAGTCTTTCTACGGCATTAAAGGATAAAGATCTTATAGACTTTAGATATATTGTAGATACATTTGGATCTATTGATTCAGTAAACGGACTTATAACAAAATCTGAAATAACTTCACTGGCTAAGGACAGACAAAACGCTTCTGCTATTATGAATGCTCCTACTGTTGCAGACTTTAAAAGCACTACTGGAAACCAACCCCAGTTTGTAGATGCATTTGGTAAATTCAAGACATCATATATTAAAGATGGAGGAAGAGCTGATTTGAATCCAACTGAATTATATACTTTACCCTCAGTTGCTTTAGGAGCTAACTACGCATTCTATTATGCGCCAGGTCTATTAGTAAAAGATAGTGGTAAAAATATTATTGTTCCACCGGCTGCTTACGTATCTAATAACTTTATTGATAAGTATACAGCTGCCCTACCTTGGTCAATCGTTGCTGGTCCTCGTAGAGGAGTGGTAGGCGGTTCTGGAGTAGTAGGAGCTGAATATACTTTTGATAAAGCTGATAGAGATATTTTAGAGCCATTTGGAATTAATCCAATTGTTTTCCAAAGAGGAGTTGGTTTAACTATTCTTGGAAACAAAACAGCTCAACAATCTATTAAATCGGCATTAAGTTCTGCACATGTAAGAGAAGTACTTATTTACATACAGGATGGAATCAACGATATTCTTAAGGATTATGTATTTGAGTTTAACACAGTTCAAGCGAGACTAGAGATTAAAACTTTAGTTGACTCGTTCCTAGAATCAGTTAAACAAGACCAGGGAGTTTACGATTTCAAAAACATTATGGATTCTACCAATAATGACAGCGAAGTAATCGATAACAACATGGGAATTATAGATACTTACGTCGAGCCGGTTAAAGGTTTAGAGATTGTAGTTCACAGAACAACAGTTCTTAACACTGGAGAAATCGCAGCTGGAAGTTTCCTATAAAAAAACGAATATATATTAAAAATAAATAAATAAAAATTATGGCATTACCGCATTATTCACAAGACCAAACTAGTAAGAAAGGTAAAAACTTTGAACCAATTCAAGCTAATTTGTTTGAGGTTACAATTTTACCTCCTGCTGGTGTAAATGACTCAGGTCTTTTACTACAACATATCAACTCAATTAGTGGACTTGATTCATTATACAAAGAGGTTGCTGCAGTTGAGCAGAAATATAAGTTTGCAACTCGTTCATATGCTGGTATGCCGGACGGTTCTGCAGCTGATGTTACTGTTAACTTCTCACTTAACCTAAACGACGCTAATCAAGCCTATCTTTATAAAACTATAAGACAGTGGTATACTTCACAATACGATCCGCAAACTGGAGAAATGGGTCTTAAGAAAGATTATACTGGAACTATCGTAATCGTACAATTTAATAGAGCTGGAGATATTTACAGAACTATTACTTTAGAAGATTGCTTTATAACTTCTGGATTAGGAATTACTGCTGAACTAAGTTACGAATCAGCTGATCCTCAAACTCTTGAAGTTGCTTGGAGATGCGATACTTGGAGAGAAGTTTTATCTTAAATAATTAAATAATTTAGAGGACGATAGAAATGTCGTCCTTTATTTTGAAACAAAAATATAATATGTTATACTAATAATATAAAAGATCATGACAAATAGATTAACAAAGAAATTACAGGTTCTATTGTCAGACGAAACGGTTACATTAATCAACAGAATAATATTAAACGATGCATTAGAAAACGAAGAAAGACCAGTATCAGTCTCAGCATTTATAAGAGATTTAATAGAAAAAGAAATTAAACATAGACCGTCCGCTGCAAAAGAATGGGACAAAACAAATATAAGTAAACTTAAAAACAAATAACAATGGCTAAAAAAGACAAAAATACAGATTTGGACAAAGATTATAAAAATCTTGTAGAATCTGCGGAAGGTTCTAATGAATCTCCACAAGAAGAAAGAGTAGAACAGGGCAGGGTTAACATGGATAAATTTAAGAGAGACGAGGCAGCACCTGCAGACTTTCACTTAGGTTTTCATGATATTCCAGTTGCTACGCTACCGTCAGGTGGCATGTTTTATCCTAATAAAACTCAAATTTCAATAAGATCTGCAAAGGTTGCAGAGATTAGACATTTTTCAACAGTTGATGAACAAAATATATTGGATATTGACTCTAAATTAAATGATATATTAGAATCATGTATCAGGGTTAAGTCTGGTAGTAAGATGATGTCATATAAAGACCTCTGTGAGGAGGATAGGTTTTATGTTATATTATCAATAAGAGACCTAACGTTCCCAGATCCAGAATCTAGGTTAGCCCTAGACCACAAGGATAAGAAAGGTAAGACTCATAACATTGTAATCGAAAAGAAATACTTTCAATATTTTAGTATTCCAAAAGAACTGGATAAATATTATGATTCATCTGATAAAACCTTCTTAATTAAAACAAAATCATTTGGTACTATTACGATGAGACCGCCTTCAATCGGTATCATGCAACATATGACTGGATATATCAAAGAGAGACAGGCAGAAGGAGTCGAGATTGACTCATCAGTTATTCAAATCATTCCATATCTTGTAAGTGAATGGAGAGGTTTTGATAAGAAGAAAATCTTTGAGTTTGAAATGGAAATGAACAATTGGTCAACAGCAAAATATAGCTTAATCTATAAATTAGCAGAAAAAATGAAAGTTGGCGTGCAGCCCAACATGTTAGTTGCACTTGATGGTGGGGAGGACGTTGAGATCCCCATCAACTTTCGTGACGGAATCAAATCTCTATTCATTATTCAAGATATCGCTGGAGAACTTCTTTAAAACGAAGTTTTACATATATTTTAAACTGCATATTCAACCGTCAGAGCTTGACAACATGGAATACTATGAATTTCATTATTTAGTTAATGACCTTGTAGATCATATGAAAATGGAAAACAAGCAAAATGCCGGACAACAAGAACAGGCAAGTGAAATGACAGGCAGCATGAAAATGCCAAGCATGAAAATGCCAAGCATGAAAATGCCGAAAATGTAACTTAGAATCCATCACTAATTAGTGGTGGATTTTTTGGATATATAGAATAGGTAAAAAACACCATTATATAGTATATGAAAATTCCAATACTTTCAAAGTTATTTAATCCTTTGCATCGAATCGCAGCAGCATCGGAATCCAATAACGCACTAACATCTCAGATACACACAGTACTTACGGTTGATTTAAAGAAAGCTGCAATTGAAACTCATAAGGAGTTAAAGAAACAGACAGCTATATTAGGAGATATTAGACAACTCCTAAAAACGACTAAAAA